TCATATAGGACAGAGGTTTGTGTCCTGGCTTCTTCTGCAGATACGGCAAGATCATATTTGTCTTCTGCTTCTTGGATTAAGGATATAAATTCATCCTTGTAACCAAGGTCGTCAACGCTATTGTTTAGCTCTTCAATTTCTTGAGCTGCTAAGCTTAGTGGATCATCAGAATAAGCGGGTGACATAAAGAGCCAACCAAATGCAAGCATTGTGGCTGCTGTTATTCTAAATAATTTATTCCTTGTCAAGTAGGGCCCCTAAGTAAACAATATGTCTACATAGTAATTATACCACTTTAACTATTTAGGATTATCTGTTTTGTAAAAGCCATTACCTTTAAACTGTATACCAAAAGGCGTAAAGTGTCTCATCATATCGGATTCACATTCAACACATGTATATCCTGGATCATTATCTGTAATTGATCTATTAATTGACATCAGTGGGTGTGCTTCATCATATGAGCACTTGTATTCGTAAACTGGCATTAATATCCCTTAATATTAGTGGGCAGTTTTAGGACATACCCAGGTCTCATTTTGTTATTTAATTTTTAGGACTTTTGGTTGCTTTTCCTTTGGGATGTTTCTTACTACATTAATGTGTAGCATTCCATCCTTCAGCTCGACATTGGATACTTCCATGTATTCACTAAGCTCAAAGATTCTTGTAAACTTACGTGCAGCTATTCCTTTATGAACAACTTCTGCGTCTATTACCTCTTTGATTTCACCTGTAATCCATAGACTTCCGTCTTCAATAGATACAGTTAGATTATCTCTTGTGAATCCAGCAACTGCTAGTGACAGCTGATAGTTATCCTCGTCAAGCTTTAGCAAATCATACGGCGGGAATGCTGTATTGTTTACTTTACTTAGACTGTTAAATCGTTCCAACTCTCGGTTGAAACCAATAAAAAATGGATCCTTGAAAAGATCCATGGCGAAATTTGTTACCATTTTTGCTCCTTTTAAGCGAGTTAAATTAGTGACCCCATTTGGCGGACACCAATATATTATATCATTTTGCAAACTATAATTGCAAGTTATTTTTTAGATTTAGCCCTAGCTCTTGCCAATTCATCAAAGTCTTTAACCTTTGTTTCTCCCATATAACCCCAGGCATGACCATCTTCAATCATCTTTTGATTAATAGATTTATCTGATCCGTCCAAAAATACCCATCCTAAAATACGACCATATTTTTCTGATGAGTCCATCTTTTCTGTTTTAATAACAACAGTTTTAGCTGAGTCAATTGCATTCTTTAAGTATGCTTTGGCTTCAAGGCCCAATGCTTTTTCCATTTTATCTGTAGTACGGCTTTCTGGGGTGTCTATACCAGCCAGTCTTACCCTTGAAGTAAATGATATATCAAATCCAAGATCGATATCTACATCAATAGTATCCCCATCTACAACCTTGCTTACTTTCTTTACATAATATTCAAACATATAGTCCTCCTTAGACCCAATACTTAATTATAGCAGCTGCGGCGAGCAAAGACCACAGTATGTTAAACCAAATAATTGTTGGCAATGTTTTGACTGTTGATGACCAAATAAGCGATAGGCTTGTTATCAAAGCAATAATATAAAGCCACCATATCTGTGTATTAAATAAAAGGCCTGGAATAATAATTGCTGCTTTTGTCATAAAAGCAAAGAACTCTACAGTATTAGGCTTATTCCAATAAGACTTATTGCCCATGCTACGAAGGGCGAGTATCCATTGTGTTCTAAATTTCATTTAAGCCCATCCAAAAATTCTCTATGGCTCACACATTCTGAAACCTTGTGATTACGATATGTACTATAGTAGTCATACAAATCAATAGCCTTTTTGTACTCATTATAAATTTCTACGTATTCTTTGGCAAGTTCTTTATTTATTTTGTCTATAGCAGATCCTACCACAAACCAGCTCTTGGACTTCCAATACTCTCCATTGTCTAGTTTCCCTGGCATTCTGCTTTCCCAAATTTTTATCTTATTCCTTAGTTCTTCTGGGGCGTTTTCATAAGAAAATTTTTCCCAAAATGGTGTGTCTTTCCTTAAAGACATGTAGTGAAAGTATATAAAGTTAAGTATATCGTCATTCATTCTTACAATCTTTTTATTAAACTCATCTCTTATTTGCTGAGTGTTGCTAACAAATAGGCTTGGTGCGCCAAATATTTCTGTCAGCTGAACCATGCTGACCCAAAGAGAAGTTGCCTCTAGGGGCTCTACAAAGTTTGCTGCAAGCCCAACGGCAACACAGTTGTTTTGCCAAGGCTCTTCGAATGACCCTGGACTAAAACTAAATCCGCCTTTATCTTTTCTTGGATATGTTGGAACAAATCCTAGTAATTCTTCTATCTCTTCAATGGCAGATTGCTCTGATATTAAAGAAGAGTCATACACATAGCCACAGCCAAACCTTGATTGCAATGGGATTTTCCACATCCAACCATATTTCATTGCAATTGCTTCTGTGTATGGAGGAATTGTATCTGTCATTTCAATAAAAAATGGGACGGCAGAGTTTGTTGGCAAAAATTCTTTATAGCTTTTCCATTTTGAGTTAAATGTTTTTCCAATAATAAGCCTATGAAATCCACTGCAATCAAAAACAAAATCGGAAGGAATGCTATTTCCGTTATCAAGATCTAAGCTTGTTACATTGCTTGACTCATCTAAAGACACTTTGATTATTGTATCTTCAAAAACTTTAATTCCTCTTTCTATTCCTATCTCTTTAAGCCTTGCTGCAAGTTTTGTAGCATTAAAATGAAAAGAAACAAGACCTATCTGTTTATAGTCTGATATAGATTTTCCATCTTTATTTTTTTCAATAATGAAAGGAACTTTGTTATTTTCTGAAACTATTTCTGTAAAGTCTACATTTTTTAAGCTATTGTTTAGTGCAATACTTGAAACAAGGATGGGGCTTGAAGACAAAAACATAGAAGAAAGTCCTTCTGTTCCAACAGTTGGGTCTGTAAAGTCAAATCCGTGGTAGTAAAAATCATCTTGGTTGTTCCATCTAGTAAACTTAATTCCATTTTTTATAGTTAAATCACAATTTTTTACTAAATCCTCTACCCCTATATCCAATGTTTTTAAGAATGCAGGAAGATACGGAGTAGATCCTTCTCCTGCACCAAGTATGCCAATATCTTTTGATTCTATGACAGTAACATTTAGTTTTGGATAATTCTTCTTTGCTGTTAAAGCAGTAAGCCAGCCAGCACTACCTCCACCAACAACAACTATATTTTTTGACATTATTTTCTACCCCATCGACTTAATAAGTATATCAGATTAAAATAAATTAATCCAGGCCCATCTTGCCCTTTGCTATTTTTAATGAGTCCATATCTGGGGCTCCCCAATAACCCAAATACTTGCCAGAAAAAATATCTTCACATCTTTTTTTAGAGTTAATTAAAATTGATCCATAAAGTCTTTGCCCTGATTTTGATTTTGATTCAAAGTCTCTCCAGTTACTATCTGTATCTAAAGACTTTACCCTTCCAGGCTCGCCAACAACATCTTTTAGTCCATATTCATCTGACTTATTTAAAGATCCAAGTACTGGTTTTTTTACAGAGAATATTCTGTATCCTCTAGATAGCAGCCTTAAACTATAATTTGTTTGATCCCCACTAAAACTATCCTGGGGATCATGCATGATATCCCTTAACATTGAATATTCTCCAAACATAAATGATGCATGTACGCAATTTGTTTCCTTATAATCTTTATCATCAAAACCCTCGCCACCAATAACAATTGGAACACCTATATTTTCAGATAAAAATGTTGATCCGCTATGACTTGGTGCCCAGCCATTTAATGATATCTTAGGAATGCCATTAAAAAAATCAAAATTTAGATTATTGTAATTATTCTCGTAAGGATTTAAAAATTTAATACCATTCTCATTTAGTAACTCTTGATAGCTATACACATCATTTCTATTTTTGGGGTCATATGTCCAGATGATTCCTGGAATGCAGCTCAATATGATACTATCAATCTCTTCTTCTCGCTTAATTGTGTTGTAATTTTCTATTATTATTTTATCCCAATCATTAGAAAATATTGTGTGGGCATCAATTTGAAAAAAATAATCATATCTTTCTTCTGAAGATAAAAGAGCTGCGTTAAATCTTCCATGACCGACCCCCATAGGAACACTAGTTGTCAATTCTGCATAAACTATTTGTTCATTATTAGTAAAAAATGGATTTGAAAGCATGGAAAGATCTTCTTTTGATTTAAAAGATTTATCTCTATTTGCATCCCAATATGATACTAAATTTTTGTCTAATATGTTGTTAAAAACTCCAAAGTATAAACGATTTGGATTACTGGCTAAAGACATTGCACTTCTTATAGTCTGCTCTAAAAAAAATTCTCCGCATGCAGCTATAGTTATAAAAATTGTTTTTTCATCATCATGATTAGTTATGGTATTCATTTTATCCCTGTGCCGCGTTTGACGGGGATATCTCAATAAGATCAATATTACATCTCTGAGGCAATTTACTTACCCACAATATAGCATTTGCTATATCTTCTGCTTCCAATGCCCCATGATTATGCTGGTGGGTATTAATTGCTGCTGGACATACCTCTGTAACCTTTACCTTAAAATGAGATAGCTCTAGCCTAAATAATTTTGCAAGTCCAGATATTGATAGCTTTGAGGTCGCATAGTTTCCTCCACCATCATAGAAATGTTTTTTTGCAAATGAAGATATAAAAATAATGGTGGCATTTTCAGATTTTTTAAGGTTTGGTATAAAAAGTTTTGACAAATACATTGGGCCAGCAACATTAACCATATATGAATGCATAAAGTTATCAGTAGTTTCATTGCTCAGCGCTTTAGCCCCATCTAAGCCAGCACAGGAAGCATTATTTACAATTAGGTCTATTGTTTCATCTTTATATCTGTTATAAAAATTATTAATGCTTGTCTCATCTGATAGGTCCAAGTGTTCAATTTTTACATTTTCAATGCTTAGATTAGTTATTCCTTCTGGATGTCTTGATGTTCCAATTACAAGGTATCCGTTATTAGATAGTGTATAAGCTAATAGGTTACCTACCCCACCGCTTACTCCCGTAATGATTGCTTTTTTCATAACACCCTCCAATTTTTTGTGTCCCCAGATGGTATCGAACCATCGACCCGCAGATTAAAAGTCTGCTGCTCTACCAGCTGAGCTATAGGAACATAGTACCCCTGGCTGGAATCGAACCAGCGGCCAACAGATTAGAAGTCTGTTGCTCTTCCTCTGAGCTACAGAGGTATAATTAAATTATACTATTAAAAATCAAAATCTTCAATAGCCTCTAATGGAATTATTCCCTTTTGCTTTGCTATATTATATCCTTCTTCTGTAAAGTTATATGTTACCCGAAGATTTTCATCATACTCAACCTGCATTAAATCACTATTTAATAGATCTATTAGTTCGGATTCTACATAATGCTCATGAGCTTCCCACAAATCTGGTGCAAGTAATGGAGTTACATTTTCATTTAACTCAAAAATTGCTTCTCCGTCTTTTGAGAATCCAACAATTTTAATTGCACCAATATCTAGATAGTGCTGAATCTTAATCATTAGATCTTCTTCATCTTCTTCATCAAATGGTTTTGACATTGCTACCTTTCTGTGCAACAAGTAGGACTTGAACCTACGATTACCGAATTATGAGTTCGGGGCTTTAACCAACTAAGCTATTGTTGCTTAGCCTAATTATATTATTTAGTTACCGATTTTGTCAATAGACTGCTCTACTATTTGTTGAACATACTCTGAAAAATGTTTTCTTATGCTGCCAGGCGGTCTTTTGCCAATATCAGACCACACTCTTTTATATTCATGAATGTTGTCAAATGTTGTTGGGCATACAAGTATGCCATCATAATCCTTTAGTCTTGTTGGCAAAGGGACGTGCTTGCTACAGCACTTGCACTCTTTAGCTTTTTCTTGATATATACTCATAGTATTTCCATTCCACTTAATGCATCAGAAAGATCTCTTGGCATAGGAGATGGTGCTCTAATTAGATTAGGACTATCTACGACCAAAGACTCTCTATATTGTTTCTTAACAGATGAATAGTCGTGTACTTCTATATCGCCAAACGCTGCTCTAGTTAAACTAATTGCATTGTAGATGGATCCACATACTGCATCAGCCAAGTCCTTAGAACCTTTTCTGGGGTGGTCGACCTTATCTCTCATAATTCTTAGCTCCAGCAATTCATCGACAAGGAGAGGTATGTGTGGCCCATTTAATCTTTCTTCCAGAACAACCATGGCCATATCATCGTAATGTTTTTTAGCTACAGATAAAGTTTCCGTGTTAATTCCATATTGCTTCAGCTGTTGCATCATGTCGTGGGAGTTCCATCTGTCAAATGTACATACCCTAATATTAAACCCTCTTGATCTTAAAGACAATATGTAATCTCTTACTTCGCTAAAGTCAACCGACTTGTCTGAAGTAGGAGTCCAATACATAACGGCATCCACTTTAACAATTGGTGCTGGCTGAGAATATGTGTCAGTAACCTTAACACTAACAAACTTTTCAATGTGAGCCATAGACACAGCACAATGGTCATGCTTTTGAGCTAAGTCAACATGTATAAAATATTCTGTGTCATCTTTTGGCAAGAACCACTCTTCAAATCTTCCAAAGCTATCTACCGCTACAGAAAGATCGTTAAAGGCCATTTCAATCTTTTCACGAGACTTAAAGAAGGCATCTATTGCTTCTGGTGGCATGCATGCAAATCTTCCTAGCGCATCAGTAACATCTCTATAGAAAGCAATTTTAAAATCTTCAATACTTCTTGTGGGATTAACTTCCCATGTTGGTCTACGAATTGCATATACTCTAGGATACTTATAAGAAATTATTTGGTCTTCATCCCAAAATATATCAAACTCGTTGCCTACTGTGTTATCTGGCAAATCTGGATCTAACTTAAACCTATGTGACCTAGATATGACTTCTTTTTCAGATATGATGTCGTCATATCTTTGCTGAATATAATCATTTTTAAATCTTGGGAAAGAAAGAAGTATTACCTTGCCATAATCTGGAAAACGAGAATCTACAGATGCCCTGTACATATCATATATTCCGCTTCCTGTTTTTGCTTGATCATGACCGCTTGTGCTATCTAGTGCAAAGCCAGAAATTTCATCGAGCACCGCAACCAATACGTTATATCCCTCGAAGGCTTCTCTTTCTGAGTGTCCAGAATACACTGTAACATTTTTATCAAACTTAATCTCTGATGCTTTTTCAAAATACTTACCAGTAAACCAGGGTGAGTGAGTAACCCTGTTCTTAAATCCTTTAAAGAATACATTGTTTGCCTGTTGAGCGTTAATAGCAATGTTAATAATATCTATTGAGTCTCCAGGTGGCTTTCCATAATATGACGCTGGGTCTCTTAAGCATAATAGTAAATATACTATATATGCAACTGATATGGTAGAACAATAATCTTTTCCACTGCCCTTACCTAATTGAGCAACAACTTCATTGGCTGTTTGCTTAAATCTTATAGATCCTTCTTTTTCACCAAATAATTTTATTAATGTAGACTCTTTGTATATCTGAGATGATTTTTCAATAAGTGTGTATTGGTGTTCTGATAGATCGGGCAGACCTAAGTAATTTTTGTCTGTTACAAAAGTTCTTAAATCTACTGGTCTTTCATCAAACTCTTCGCCATCCAAGATATCGATGAGATCATTAAAATCAAATTCCACTGACTTCCTCAATAATCTCTATTGGCTCAACAATTCCAGTAATTTGAGATAAACGTTTTGCAACTTCTAGCTTACATTTTGGGCAAGTCGCAGTTACTTCTTTTAATATCTTTACGAGCAGTTCTTGCTTTCTTTCTGACTCTGCTATTTGAGAAGCAATCTCGTTGTTTTCAAGCAGCCCAACATCTTGAAGCATGGCAACTTTTTTACCCTGTATGTCTGCTATTAATTTAAGTGTTGAGTTCTGTACATTTAACTGGCCCTGCATCTTTGCTTCTTTTGCTAGATCCCAAGCTTCGCTAATAAGCATTGCATAGTGTTGATCAGCCGCAGATATGGCTTCCTTTGCCTTGTCACGAGCACCAGAGTCGTTCTTTACAAACTCTTTCCATTCGTCAATATGCTCTAGAACCTCTGCTCTTTTAAGTCCAGTAGTTGTAGCAATTTGAGTTGGAGTACTTCCCTTAAGAAGTTCTTCAACTACCATGTTCATGCGATCAAAATGATCAGCTAATTCAATTTCCATATAGGTACATTATACTTCTAGTCGACTGAAATAGCAAATTCCTTGGCAACCTTTAATAGGATTAAATATCCAATTAGATCATCAATATCATTATCTCCTGGGTATTCTTCACCCTTAATAAGTCTATTTAATTTATCATCAATTCTAACGTATAGTTGTTCTTTTGGTCCCGCCTTAGAAAATATACGAACTGGGTCTAGGGCTGAATTTCCATACGATATATTCTTTTTAATTAGCATATGAGCAATGTCAAGACAGGTTGTTAAAATCTCATGCCCTGCTTCAGTTCCAACTGTAAGCAAATAAAGGTCATCGTATCTAAATTCTTTTGAGTCTTCAAAAATTGGTGCTGGTTTCATTTTATTAATCCCTTTTCTTTTAAAGCTCTATATATGGTCATAACGGTTACGCCACACTCTTGCGCTATATTTTCCATAGTTTTTTTCTGTACTACATATCTTCTATAAAGCCAGTCTTTATTTTTATATAATTTCATAGGTGATCCCATTTGAAATGCTTTCGATATGACTCTAAATCAATAACGTTTGGATCAACCCACCAATCTTCTGATTCTGTTCTAACAACAATTGAATACCCAAGTGAGTCTAGTATTTCTCTTTGAACATCTCGCATTACAATATTTCTCCAATACATATTGGCATCATGCTCAAATGTTATAACCGTAAATCTATATGAGTTTAGCGGGACAGCCAAAAGTCCATGAAGGCTTGTGTATGCACTTCCGATGGATCTCCCGTTTCCCTGATACCCAGAATCAATATCCACCTGCAAATAATCTATTTGTTTTGGGAATAAATTTTCTTCAAAGTAGGATATATAATTAAAATCTAAAGCGTCGCCCATACAAGGATTGGATCTATTTTCATTAAATTCTTTTCTAAAGTCTTCTCTTATTTCAAAAGAAACACCTTTCCAATCAAATTGCTTTTCTAATTTATTTGTGTTGCTTCCATTTTCTGAATGGAATGCTCCCAGCTCAACATAGTAGCCACCCTTTTTATTTTCAAGGAGGTCTAAAACAAACTCTTCCTGTGCGCTTATATCATTCCATATTTGTGTCATTTGTTTGTTAGGACCTCTCTAGCGTAGTAAGCTATGCCAAATGCATCAGCCACATCAAAATCTTTTATATCTAATCCATGCTTTTTATTAAAGTAATCTGCCGTTCTTTGCTTTCTCATATTTCTTAATTGATTTTTATACCATGAATCTGCATATCCTGGATTTAGCAACCTTATAGATGCCTTCTCTTCCTTGGTTGGATTCTTATTTCCAATAAAGGCTTGCCAGGAACTTGGTGATATGGTTATAACAGAAGCTCCAGTAGACATTAGTTCAGCAATGACAACTCCATAAACATAAGATAATTTTATCACAGCATCAGGTGATCTGACAAGTATCGCACCTTCAATTGCAATATAATCACTTTTTAGTTCATCTAGCATCATTGCTACTCTAGTTTTAGCATTATATATTTTTTCATATATATCATTGCCTACTAAGTTAATCTTTCCCCACTTGACTGGCTTATCTCCTTCAATAAGACAAAAGGCGACAGAAGATGTTGATGCGTCTATTCCGAGAACCCTGCTTGCCTTAGTCCTAGATAGCTTCGCTAGCGTCATTTATCATCCTCAATATTTTGTTTCTATCAGATTTAGAATTATCTTTTTCACACTTAGAGCATATATCTAAAGTATTATATCTACTTAAAGATGCTTTGCATGACTTGCAGTATCTTTTTTGGCCAGATCTAATTGCTTTTTTCTCATAGTATTTTTCCATGATTTTTTTATTTGTTGCAACTCTGCAGCAATCATCACCACAATATTTTTGGTTATGAGTCTTTGGAGTAAACTCTTTACCATTTGGGCAATCTGAATTAGCGCATATCATTATAAAGGCACCTTAAATCTTTCTATCTGAACTGTTCCAGTAGGTGTATCCTTTGAATAGCATTCCTTTTTAATTGGACAATAAGTGCATGGCATTT